TTCTGCGTTCAGGGTGTCTTCATCTTCTCCCGGAGCCTGCCCCAGTTTGGTTTTGAAGTTGGCAACAATCCGGTTACCCGTTTGTATACGCAGCTTCTGGATGTCGTAAGCCCCTCGTACTATTGCTCTCAAATTAGTGCTGTTCATTGCTTAGCTCCCTTCTTATTTTTATTAATTTCGCTCAAGTCATTCTTTTTTGTGCAGACCATGCGCTTTTCCGCAGAGCTTCTAATCCATTCTGTGCCCAACCACATAAATAAAAACTTATGGCTTCCTATTTTGTAGTACAGACCATCATAAATCCATTGAGCGCCCGCTGGGACTTTCCACATATCACTACTATTAGCTCTGCTCATGGCGTTTACACAACTTGGTTTTTGGAGTTGCGCTTGTACCCACGGTTTTTACTCGCACTGCGTACACGCAGATTGCCATTACCGTTGGAACCGCCTTTGGAAAGGGGCTTAACGTGGTCTACGTCTTTTCCATCCCCCTTGCGTACTTTTCCTTTGCGTGTCATTTCGCGTCTTGCTGCATTGCGCTTGGCGCGGTTTTTCTTTTGCTCTTCGGTTCCCTGATATTGCTCGTACTCTTTCTTGTACGGGCGGGGTTTATTCACGTATGGCATATATTTAGCTCCTGTTAAAAGTACATTGAGTCACCGGACAAAACTTGCAAAGAGGACCGGTATTGGTATTCCAAACATCATTTGTAAACGCAGCTTCCAACCTGTCTAATAAAGGGTTAAATGATTTCAAATAAGAATCAAGGTGTTCTACATAATGGTCTTTACGTATAAACTCATTACTAACAACAAATACTAATCCAGATTTTATTTTTTCTAACTGCGGGAAATGGATAAATAATGCAGCCGCTGCAATATCCAGCTGTTTAGTATCCGCGTACTTCGCATTTTTGCTGGTCTTATAATCTACTGAGTACCCGACAGAACCATTAATAATAACCAAGTCCGCAATGCCATGCCACCAATAATTCGGCTCGTTAAAATCACAGGGCTGCAGCTTGCCAGCTTTATTTTTTCTAAGCCCTAACTTAAGTTCACAATACTTTTCCCCTTCTATGCGCTTTAGTACGTCCAACACGTTTAGCACATAATTAAATTGAGGAGGCACAGGGGTGCCTTCCTTGATGTAGTCCTCGGCTGCTTTGTGCATTGAGCTGCCATATATTGTGGCTTGACTGCCCTTGTCTTTTACATCCTGTGCTACTTTGAGGTGATAATACTTCTTCGGGCACTGCTCGAATGTTTTCAAGCTACTATAGGACCACTGTATTTTCACTTATGTGTAATCCTGTCTATCAACGCGATGTACCCCATGGCGTCCGTCAAATTGTCTTGTTTATGCGCGTTCATCTGCCTGACTTTCTTCAAATCGGACATCATCCAGCAAACATCTTCCGCACTAATGGGGATTGCCCGTCCGTGTTTTTGTTCCAAATATAAAGCCCATTGGTCTGCAATGCGTTGAAGATTTAAATCCGGGCTTCCATACGTCTGTTCACGGTCACCGTAGATTATTTCTTTTGCAACGTCTATAGCCAATTTTTTATCCATGTTTTTTAACCACCAGTTGATACCCAATGTGTATAAAAGAAAGCTCTCCACCAAATAAAGTGGTGAAAGTGTCTATTGCCGTCTTAGGACGATTAATAACGTCTATAGGGTCACCCCACATATAATCATCAAATACCATGACCCCACCTGCTTTTAACAACGGCCAAGCCATGCACGCATCCGTCAGCACATCTTTAGCCACGTGAGACCCGTCTATAAAGATAAAATCAAAATGAGGCATGTTCTTATGGTACTTTATGCGGTCTGTGTGGAGCATAGCCAACGCATCAGTGGAAGTGTTCTTCATAGATATTATGGTGCATTGGGGACGCTTGGTGGATACTAACTTTATATTATGGTTAAACCGTTTTTCCACGGCTGCCATGTCATCTCCGGCGGCTTTATGTTCATACCCACCTTGCCACGTGTCAATTACGGTAATGACGCCCTCTTCATGCAGCATGTTTTCTACAGTCCATACCGTGCTGCGGCCTTCATAAGCGCCTATTTCAAGAAAATGTTTATTAGAGGGCAACACGGTCTTTATGTGTTGCCATACCTCCGGTGCCCAGTGGAACCAGTCACTAGTAAATTGATAATCTTGACCTTCCTGAATCATTTCAATAATTCCCACACAAACCCAAGAAACTTTCTGGCAAGGTCTGATTTGGGTATTTCTTTGTTTATTGGTAATTCCATAGACGCTACAACTGATTGTTTATGTGTGCCTTTAATTACTTCAAGCACTACGACATCCGGTTTCTTGAAATATACTAGCTTCATATCACTATATCTCCTTCCTGTCTGGCACCTTGTAATATTTTGTTTATTCTTTTTTCAGTGCGGCGGTGCGCTATAACCATTACACGCTCTGGCAACGTCTCTATTGCGTTCATGTAACTATTCACCATACTTCGCAGAATTGTTAATTCCAAGCTTTCCAACTCATTTGGCAACCCCTGTTCTTGCCGTTCCCACGCCGTAGCTAACACCGCTAACGCATCCTGTATTAAACCGTCACGGTCTTCCAGAATATCCATGTCTTTTGTCAATGTCAACAGCATATTTGCCGCATCCGCAACGGACTGCCAGTGATGGACTTCGGGATGCAGCATGTTGTCCAGTGCGTCCAAACCCTCGTATATTTTTAGCAAGTGGTAGGTGCGCTTGGCTTCTGGTAATGGCTTAACAGGGTCTGCCATCAATTCTGCAAATGGCCCATACGTCATCTTTGGTTTGTATTTTCTCTGTTTTTTCTTCATAGCTAGTGCTCAGTTGATTGTCGCGTTAAGGAACAAAGAATCAGGATGCTCAATGTCAGGGTCGTGATAAAACAAAAAATCCGTAGTCTTACCCGCCAAAAAATCTTCTAGGTTATCAGCAACCAATGTTTTTCCACAGTACAAACAATAAGATATGGGCTCCGCTGGGCTTTCATATGCGCCTACCAATTCAATAATAATGCTATGGGTTGTGTCTTTTACATAATAGTGTATTTCACGGTATACCTTGTTTTTTCTATTGCCACCTGTAGAAGACATGAGCGCCTATCCTCCCTACCAAAACAACGTCTTTATTTTTTGTCCATTCCGGGGGGCGTATATCATAACGATGGTAGTGTGTAGCCCCCTCGGATAAACCCCGCCCATATGAACCCTTCAAGATATTGGTAGCGATATTAAGAGATTCCCGCCAAGCAGCATCATCCAATGGCTCATCGGATTTACCGTCGCAGTACCAACTAAACTGGCATTTGGCGTTGTATATGTAACCCGGTGTGTCTTTTAAGGATTCATAAACTACTGCACATACAGTGTCCGGGCTACGCTCATCCTTAGTTCTGTTTAACACAACGTCAGATACTGCCAGTTTGCCTACCAGCGGTTCCCCCCGCGCTTCGTGGTATATGTTAAGCGCCATGCACTTTACTGCGTTCGGGTTGTCAAACTTTATTATCACGTTTGGCAAGTCATTTTGGGTAACCTCCTTTAGCACTACAGGACTATTTACGTGTACCGTTTCAACCGAAGGATTTTTCATTGAAATGATCCCTGCCCCCAACACACCGATAATCACATACATGCCACGAATAACCACTGCTTTCCATGTAACAGGCAAGTCTGATTCTTTTATTATTTTATAAGTCATAAGCACTTATCCTCCGTAAGAACGCCCCGTTTTAACCTCACAATTTAACGGTAGGCCCAGACACCACACAGGGCGTTGGCGCATACAAGACTCAACATACTTTATTGCTTCGACTTTTGCATCCTTATGTGCCAGTGATACTACTGAGTCATGTACCGTCATAACCACCCGGTATTTTTTGGATATATTTAACATCTGTTCCCCGATGATAATTCTCGCAAGGCTCTGGCATACGTTTTCTATAATTTTGGCTGAGTAAATTTTCTTATTCACTTTGGACCTGCCTAATACAGAAGTGTACACATACTGCGCTCCGTCTTCGGTATCTTCTTTGCGGAGTTGGGGGTATTGCAAATACATCCCATTCGGCAACCTGATACCTCGACTGCCTTCAACTTTTAACAGTCCATCCCGCCCAAATTCAAAATACTGGTCGGTCATTATTGCTTGAATAGCTTTGTTGGCTGTGCGCCACAACTCGGGTATCTTGCTGTATGTTTCTCTGTAGGTTTTCACAATATGCTCACACTCCTCCATGGATTTCACCACGTTGAATGCTTTTAGCTGTGTGTGAAACTTGGTTGCCCCTATGCCGTATCCGGCACCCAAAATTGCGGACTTACCTACAAAACGTGCATCATCTGAGACTCGTTCCTTTTCAGGTATACCGTAAATCTTCCGCGCCATGATTTTGTACGGGTCATGTTGATGGTCCTCTTTGGGTATCCCTGCGGCAATCTCTTTGTTGTTAAGCTCAAACGCCTCAACCAAGTCCTCTTGCTCTGCCAACCACGCCAATGTCCGGGCCTCTATCTGGCTCGAATCCGCGTCAATAATTATGTAATCTTCGGGGGCAAGAATAGCTTTTTTAATAACGGATTTTCTGGGGATGTTCTGAAGGTTGATTTGGTCTTGCCCGCCCCAACGCCCTGTGTGAGCAGCATAGTATTTAAGCGGAACAGGTAATCTGCCACGTTCAGCAACAGCAATCAATCGTTCCAAACGTGTTTCCTCCAACGTCGATTTGACCCCTATCCTAGCTGCTGCCAATGTCTGCACGCGCAAGTCAGGGTGTTCCAACAGTTCCTTAAACCCATCGTCTGTTTTGGCAAACGCATACGTTTCTTTACCTGTCGTCAGGCTTGTCTTGACTGGCGGGGTTACCCCCATAGACTGTAACAACTCGGCAAATTTCGGATTACTCATCAAGTCATCTTTGTGCGCCTCAACGGTCGCCATAAGTTTTTCTTTCTTCTGCTTGACGCTTTCCAAATGGGTAGTAAGTAGCCCGGTATCCAACACAAGTTCCGGTTCTGTAAACATACGGGTAGTTAAATCCACCAGTTTGAACTCCAGTACCGAAAAGCCTTTACCCATGCGCTCAAACAACTGCCTGCATAAATCTGTGTCATTTACGCAGTATCTGCCATACGCCGCCAATTCGCTGGAAGTGAAGCCCCCTCTGTGTTTTCCAAGCGCCTGCACCACTTCATTGCCTTTCTCGCCTATACCGTAGAACTGTGCTAACGCTGCCAAACTGCCACCTACACTGACCCCGTGTAACGCACGCCCCATAGCCAGTGTGTCACCTATCCGGTGAGGATGTATGCCAAATACCCAGTTAAGTATTGCCATATCAAACAGCGCGTTATGTGCAACAGCCATACTGGATGCCCAATCAAACGTATGTAAGAACTTCCTTGTTTCCTCCAGTGTACCGGAGAACCACACTGGCTCGTTGTCATTGACTGCAACACTAACGCCAATAACCTCAAACAAAGGGGAGCGAATGTACTCCTCCGTAGTTATTTTTGACAGGCTGTAGGTCTTATCGTAGTAAGTTTCAAAATCTACGTACAAGATATTCATGTTCCCCCCTAGAAAGGCAGTTCAAGCTGGGTGTTAATAAGCTCTACATGGGGTTCTGCCCCTAACAAAGTCTTCATGGCCTTTTTATGTATGCAATTAACCAATAGTTCAGATGCTTTATACCGTATCGCGTGCCTGTCTGCTTCGCGCATAATCTTACTAAACTCATTGGTGTCGTAAATAATATCGTGTAGCCAGTCCCATTTAGTATTGGTGCCTCCTATGAATAAACGGTCAAACTCTTCGGGATGTGAGTCCATCCGTTGTATTATTAACTTGATACCTTCACTTATTTCCTTGTCTTTCATAATTTTATGCTCCTTTTAGCATCAGTAATTTTGTTTTCAACATAGGTAATTCTGCGGGAGATATAACGAATGCGCCACCACCGTGCTCATATATTTTATCCAACTCATTTTGTTGCAGCTTGGTAAGTTTTCCGTTTTCCGCTTTACATTCGATGGCTATAAAACGTCCATCAAAGCACACAATAATATCGGGTATACCAGCACGTCCATATCCGTGTGTTGCCGGGAAAAAATAATATGCACCCAGTTCGTTCAGTATTTTTGTAACTTGTTTTTTTACTTTGGCTTCGGGTGTCATAGTAGTAAGTCGCTATCATCGGATGTGGTTAGAAGGTTAGGCATTACGTAAAAGTCCGTGTGTCCGTTTACCATTTTATAAAGAGTTTGTATTTCCGCCAAATCGTAAGAGGTTTTCAAAACAGTCCTAATTGTTTTACAAGTATGCTCATCCCACTCCAAGCGAACTAGATAATACTTGGGTCCCAAAGGGTCTTCATATATAGACTTCAATACCCTGTAGCGCATAGTCCCACCTACTTTTGACCGGGTTGTAATCCTAACAACTTTTATAGACAAATTCAAATAGGTAATAAAAAAATGCCCCGCACGAGGCGGGGCCAAATTACTACTCAGGAGACACAACGAAATCTAATGTACTCTGAAACCTAACTAATATCAAGATGTGCATCGGGGTAAATGCAGTGTCATTAAGTGAGCTTTTGCCATTGCCGGAGCCGTTGCTTGTTTGTCTTAACAAGTACACGCCATACCCTCGTTTTCTTAGCTAAGAAAATGCACACACATAGCTATGCCGTGCACCGTTGGCATCTATATAGGTTTCCCCACAGCCCGATAGCCATTGCAATCCCATGTACAATATGAACCCTGACAACAATAAGGCAACAATCGTTTCAAGTAAAAATTTCATTATGAGTGTCTCCCGATTATTCTTTGACTGGCGCACCAGCCATCTTTGCTTTTTTATAAAACGTATCATCCATTACCGAAATATGTTTCGTATCCGTTGCAAGTGGTATGGGGTAAACATGATGAGTAACATAACTCTCTACTGTATCTGTTGCTTTATGATACTTTGTTTCGTATATCTCAGCTTTTCCTAACATCTCGTGTATTTTTACGAATGCATCCAAGTCCAGTACATAGTCTTTATAATCTATTTTTATAACGCCTTTCATTTTGTATCTCCTTTTTGAAACCTGATTAAAATTAATATGTGCAGTGGGGTAAACGGTTCTGTATTTGGGCTTGCGTGTACTTTGTAATTCGTTTTACCTGAGCCATAGCTGTCCCCATTCAAGAACCCATAGCCGTTGCCATCCCCCGAAGAGCTACCGTAGCCAAAGCCAAAACCGTACCCATAGCCATATATAGCACCGTTGCCGTTGTTGTGGTCTGTTTGTCTTAACAAGTACACGTTTGAAACCTCACTAATATCAATATGTGCATCGGGGTAAACGCCGTTTTATTAAGTGAGACTTTGCCATTGCCGTTGCCGTTGCCGTAGCCGTCGCCGTCGCCGTAGCCGTAGCCGTAGCCGTCGCCGTCGCCGTCGTTGTAGCCGTTGCCGTAGCCGTCGCCGTTGCCGTAGCCGTTGCCGTCGCCGTAGCCGTAGCCGTAGCCGTTGTTGTGGTCTGTTTGTCTTAACAAGTACACGTTTGAAACCTCACTAATATCAATATGTGCATCGGGGTAAA